GGCAGCCTTGAGCAGTGGGCGTTCTTTCCGTATGTAGCCGGCGCGCAAGAGGAGCCACAGTGGGGCGCGCCGTCGGCTGCCGAATGGCTGGAGCCGGAGACATGGCGTCGCGCTAATCCGTCGTGGGACTTGACAATCGCCGCGAGTGACTTTGCTGAAGAGGCGAAGGAGGCCGCGTCAAGCCTTCCAAAGCAGAACAGCTTCAAGCGTTATCGGCTCAACATATGGACGCGCCAGTCTACGAGGTGGATAGACATTGGTGCATGGAACACGTGCCGCAGTGAAATTGCCGACGACGCGTTCGCAGGCGCCGAATGCTACGGCGGCCTCGACTTGAGCGAGACAAAAGACTTTACGGCGTTCAGCCTATGCTGGCCTATCGACGGCACGTTCCACCTGCGCACCTGGTTCTGGCTACCGCAGGACAACATTCTGCAGTTAGGCCAGGAGAATCAAGCGCCGTACCTTGACTGGGCCCGCACCGGCCACATGCACCTGACGCCCGGTGAACGCGTGGACTATGGCGCTGTCGAGGCGTTCATTTTGGAGGCGACGAAGAAATACGCCGTGCGCGAGATCGCGTTTGATCCGTTCAACGCATTCTCTACTGTCGCCAATCTCTTGACTCAAGGCGTGCTCATGATTGAGCAGCGCCAGGGCTACCAGCTCAATCAGGCGATCAAAGCATTCGAGGCGTCCGTTGTGGCCGGCAAGATACAGCACAGCGATCATCCTATTCTCAATTGGCACGTGTCGAATTGTGAGGTGGAATACAATCCGCAGGGCTACGTGAAATTAGTGAAGGCCGACGGCAAGGTGCGCTACCGCATCGACGGCGCCATAGCATCCGTCATGGCGTTCGGGCGCGCGCACCTGCATACGCAGCAGCAATCGGTGTATGAGGACGGTGGCTTATTTTTTGTGTAAAGGAGGCTGACTATGGGCTCTGAAATCGGCGTGGCGAAGAACTTGGATTACGCAATGGAGCACAGCGTCGCGCGCGACAAGCGAGACGATCCACTGAAGGCGCGCTTCACTCTGCTGCCAATGCAGGCGCTACACCATGTGGCGATGGCTTTGACGTTGGGCGAGGAGAAGCACGCGCATGACGATTTCGAGGCCAATCCTGATATGCGCGACGCAAACACCGAATATGATGCGGTGTTCCGTCATTATGTGGCATGGCGTTGTGGAGCGAGCGAAGATGCCGAGACGCGTCTGCATCCGTTAGCGCATGCGGCGGCGCGTGCATTGATTGCATTGCAGCTCGCCCTCGACTGGGAGGAATAGGCGTATGCAGTGCCCATATTGCAAGCGCACAAACACGCGCGTCGTGCAGACGTTCCTGGCACAGGACGCGTACGGCGAGTTCGTCAGGCGCCGCCGCGCGTGCTCTGAATGCGGCTTCCGGTGGTGGACGCAGGAGCGCGCGGAATAGATATAGCGTTCTAGGTATACCGGTATACCTGACATTTTGCGCGCGCTGCTCTATGCTACACATGACATGAAGAACAGCGCGACAGATACCGACGTGGACGCCCTGCGCAAGCAGGTTAAGCGGCACGCCATCGGACTTGAAAAGGCCAAGCAGGCGCTACAGGCGCTGGGCCTGCGCGCGTAAACACAGTTTAAATCGCCCACACACGTATTCATAACATACGCGTCTCGGCCGTCCTCGCGGGTGCGCATCAAGGCTCCTCCCGTGAGGGCGGCTTTTTGTTTGGTGCAAATTATGGTGACTGAACAACTGCCAATGTGGTGGCGCCTGGGAAGCGACGACTTGCCTAATCCATTCACGTGCGATGACTACGCAGACATGTGCGCGACGAATACGCTTAGCGATGAGCGGCCGCACGTCGAGGGCGTAGACGACGCGGAATGGCACGGGCGAATCGCCATCTGCCAGTGCTGACGGAAAGGGTACGTACTCAGTATGGCCGGAGGACGTCGGGACGGTGCGCCTCGCGTAGAAGTGGTTTGGCTCGATACGGAGGAAGATCCCAGTTGGCAGGATTCGACGAAGGCGGCATCGACGACGTGCCCGGTGTGCCGCACCTGCGGACAATTACTCTGCATTCGCGACGATGCCGTTGTTGTGGCCACCACCATGAATCACACCGAATGCTCACGAGTCACCATCCCACGCGGCTGTGTGCAGGCGATCTACTCACTGAAGCGCAACGGTGTCTATCGAGGTGCGAATGAAGCTTAGCAATCTCTGGCGCAAACGCGAGCAGCGCACCGTCACGTGGGACGACATCGAGCCTTCGGTATCGCCTGAGTTGTTCCAATCGCTTATCACAAGCGCCACGGGCGAAAGCGTTACGGCCACGAACGCCATGCAGATTTCAGCCGTGTTCGCGTGCGTGCGTCTTATCGCCAGCACAATGGCGACGGTGCCGCTGCTCCTCTACCGCCGCCTCGAAGACGGCTCTAGTCGCAAAGAACGCGCACCCGATCATCCGCTGTACAAGGTGTTGCACGACGCGCCGAATCGCGAAATGAGCGCGTGCGAGTTCTTCGAGTTCATGACTATGCACCTTGAACTACGCGGCAACGCCTACGCCGAAATTGTGCGCAATCAGCGTGGTGACGTGCAGGAGTTGTGGCCGCTGCGCCCTGATCGCATGGAGCCACGGCGCGTTGAGCAGGCGCTCGTGTACCTGTACCGCAGGCCCGACGGCACGTCGCACCTGTTCGACGCCGACGAAATCCTGCACCTGCGCGCGCTGCCGACAGACGGTATCATGGGCCTGAGTGTTATAGACCAATGCCAGGAATCGCTGGGCCTGTCGAAAGCAAGCGACAAGTTCGCGGCGAAGTTCTTTAGCAACAGCGCGATGCCATCCGCGCTACTCAACGTGCCCGAAGGCAAGGCGCTAAGCGCCGAAGCGAAAGCCCGCCTCGCCGCCGACTGGCGCGCTGCGTATGGCAATCTGGACAACGCCCAGCGCGTCGCCATCCTGGAGCACGGGCTTAGTTACCAGCAAATCAGCGTGACGCCCGAGCAGGCGCAGTTCCTGGAATCGCGCAAGTACAACGTGCGTGACATTGCGCGCCTGTTCGGCGTGCCTGCGCACCTCATTGGTGACTTAGAACAGGCGACGTTTTCCAACATCGAGCACCAATCGCTTGAGTTTGTCATGCACACCATACGGCCCAGGTGCGTGCGCATCGAGCAGGCAATCAGGCGTCAATGTCTCAAGGACGACGATCAAGAAACGTTTTTCGCGGAGTTCCTTCTCGACGCGCTTGTGCGTGGCGATCTCAAGACGCGCTACGAGGCGTACCAGATCGCGCGCATGAATGGCTGGATGAATGCCGACGAAATCCGCGCGAAAGAAAACATGAATCCCATTGAGGACGGCACCGGTGAGGTGTACGTCGTGGCGTCCAATCTTATCCCGCTGGATCGCGTGGGCCAGACGTACACGCCGCCCGCACCCAACGCTGACACCAAAGGCGACGAGGACAACGAGCCTGAGATTAATGCGCGCAAGGAGCAGCGCGCCGGCGCCGTTGCCGACGCGGCGTCGCGGATGGCTATCCGCGAGCAGTACAGGCCGCTCATGGAAGATGCGTTCGGGCGCGTCATCGACAAGGAATCGCGCCAGATATTGAAGTTCGCGAAATCCACATTGCCTACGGATCAGCGCGCAAAGTTTCTGGAACTCGTAAAGGGCTACTACGAGGACGGCCCGCGCATAGCTGACTTGTTATCGCCCGTCACCACAACGATGCGGAGCTACACCGCAGCCATTGAGTTGCAGGAATTGAAGTCCATGCAGGAACTCAATCCCGGGCTTGACATCGGCGCTATCAAGGACGGCATGGAATCGTGGCGCGAGAGTTGGGTGCAAGGCTATCAGCAGACATACACCGCGCGTAGCCAGCGCGAACTCGAAGCGGCCATCGAGGCGACAAAGGACAAGGACAACGAGTTCAGCGCCTACAACGTCGTGAGCGACAGGGTGCTTCAGTGGAGCGATTCACGCGCGGCGAGCGAGACGCGGCGCAATCTGAGCCAGTCTGACGGCGCGCTCGCGCGTGAGGTGTGGCGCCGTTCAGGCATCACCGAAATCGTGTGGCATACGTCGGGAACTGGGTGTCCGACATGCGACGAGCTTGACGGCAAGACAATCGGTATCGAGGGCAACTTCGGCACTGCGGGCGAATATGACGTGCTGCACCCGCCGCTGCATGACGGGTGCGATTGCTACCTGCAATACGTGAGAGGTAACTAATGAAGAAACTCATTGTGGAACAGCGCGTATGGCCGCTTGAATTGCGGCAGGACGGCGAGGGCGACGGCTACGAGTTGCGTGGCTACGCCGCCGTATTCGACGCATGGACAGACATCGGCGGCGAATTCTACGAGCGCATCATGCCGGGGGCGTTTACGAAGACGATCAACGAGAGCGACCAGGTGGCGCTCTGGAATCACAACGATCAATATCCGCTTGGTCGCAAAAGCGAAGGCTCGCTTGAGCTTAGCGAAGATAAGCATGGCCTCGCTTTCCGCGTGCAGCTCAATCCCGAAATCCCGTCACACAAGGAAGTGTATCTGCAAACGAAGAATCGCCTTATCAAAGGCGCGTCGTTTCGCTTCTCTGTCGTCAACAACAAAGAGGACTGGGAACGCGACGACGAGGAGCGTTTGCGCCGCACCATTCGCGAAGTCCGTTTATACGAAGTGTCTCCCGTCACGTTTCCCGCATACGAGGCCACGGAATTACAGGCACGCGCCGCAGAGTATCTGAAGCTCGCGGAAGTGCCGTTAATTACGAAATCAGTTGCCACAGTTGAGCCGCTTGCGCACTCGGCTGCCGGTGATCTGGAGGCGTGGTTCGAGCGCCAATACCTGTTCCTTAACATAACGGAGTGGTAAAAAATGGATAACATTCAAGAACTCAAGCGGAAGCGCGCTGAGAAAGTCAAGGAAGCGCGGGCGCTGCTGGAAAAAGCAGAGGCCGAGAATCGCGCCTTCACGGACGACGAGCGCAGCCGCTACGATGTCTACAAGACAGACATCGAATCGCTCACGGCACGCATCGAGCGCACCGAAGAGCAGGCCCGCATGGATGATCTCGTAGGCGCCGAAGAGCGCACCGAGCCGCCCAAAGCTGGCGCAGATGACTACACGCCCGAGGTGAAGGTTGGCGACGAGCGTTTCATGAAAGATCCCAACAAGGGATTCGCGACGCCGCGTGACTTCATCCTGGCCGTCATGAATACCGGCCTTGGCCGCCGCAGCCTCGTTGCGCCGAAGCACCGCGACGCGCTCAAGCGCCTCGAAGTGCGTGCCGCTGGCTCGGATGAGCAGGGCGAATACGCGAATCCGTACGGCGGCTACCTTGTGCCTGAAGCGTTCTCTCCGAATCTGCTGAAGCTTTCGGCCGAAGCCGATCCGCTGGGCACGCGCACAACGAACATCCCACTGTCTGCGCCCTCGGTAGCCATCCCGGCGCGCGTCGACAAGAATCACAGCACCAGCGTCTCGGGCGGCCTGCGCGTCTACCGTTCGGCGGAAACGCAGGCGAAGACGGCCTCTCGCATGGAACTTGAGCGCATTAAGCTCGATGTCTCTTCGCTGTTCGGTATGGCCTACGTCACCGAAGAGCTGTTGGCCGATTCGCCCATTTCGTTTGCCGCTTTGCTTGAACAGGGATTCCGCGACGAGTTCTTGTCTAAGCTCGTGAACGAGCGCATCAACGGCACCGGCGTGGGCGAGTACCTTGGCATTCTCAATTCGCCGTGCAAAATCAGCATCACGAAAGAGACGAGCCAGGTGGCCGACACCATCGTGTGGCCGAACATCGTCAAGATGCGCGCCCGCTGCTGGGGCTATGAGAATGCGATCTGGCTCTACAACCACGACGCGCTGCCGCAGCTCATGAATCTCGTGATGCCCATCGGCACTGCGGGCGTGGCCATGTGGCAGAGCTCGGCGCGTGAAGGCGAGCCGGACTTGCTTCTTGGCCGGCCGGCAATTGCCACCGAATATTGCGATACCGTTGGCGACGAAGGCGATCTCATCCTCGGCAACTGGACGCAGTATCTGGAGGGCACGTACCAGCCGCTGCAGAGCGCGGAATCCATTCATGTGCGCTTCGAATACCACGAGCGCGTCTTCAAGTTCTGGACGCGCAACGCGGGAGCGCCGTGGTGGCGTTCGCCGTTGACGACCAAAAACAGCACGAACACGCTGAGCCCGTTTGTCACGCTCGGCGCGCGCGCGTAAGGGAGGTGCACTATGGCTTCTAGCGTAAGCACCGACAAACTGTTCACGACGCATGCAATCGCGTCGTATGA